ATGGCAAAAATGTCCACGTCCGATCTCAAGGCGATGCTCGCCTCCGAAAAGGCCGATGCGCTCGCGGCGCTGTCGGCAGCGCGGCTCGCCGAGGAGCGGGCGGACGCGATGGACTATTATCTCGGCGACATGCGCAAGGACATGCCGGCGCAGGACGGCCGATCGCGCGCGGTCTCGACCGATGTCGCCGACACTATCGAAGGGCTGATGCCCTCGCTGATGGATATCTTTGCCGGCTCCGATGAGGTGGTGCGCTTCGAGCCGGTCGGCCCCGAGGACGAGGCCGCCGCCCAGCAGGAGACCGACTACGTCAACCATGTCTTCATGCAGCAAAACCCCGGCTTCATGACGCTTTATTCCTTTGTCAAGGATGCGCTGCTGTCGAAGGTCGGCATCGTCAAGGTGTGGTGGGAGGAGCGCGAGGAGGAAAGCCGGGACACCTACTATGACCTCAGCGACGACCAGTTCGCGCTGCTCGCGCAGGCGGTGATGGAGTCGAACGGCGAAATGAAGATCATCGAGCATACCGTGCATGATGCGGCCGGCGATGCAGGGACCGCAGCGACGAGCTGACGGCCGTGCCGGAATGGTTCGGCCTGGCAGGACATCACGAGCACCGAACCTTGGAATAGCCCAAACCAGTTTGTGCGCGGCGCCCTACATCTTGAGATAGCTGAAGAAGCCCGCGATGAAAATGAAGCCTCCGGCGCCCCATCCGATCATCATGGGATCATTTTGGCGGGCTTGCCGGTAGTAGACCCTGCCGAGCTCAGTAAGCAGTGCTGGGTCTACCGCCGTGGCCTGGATTCTAAATTCGCCGCCCAAAGGGGTGATGGATTTGATTTCGCCGCGTCCCCAGTAGGGCTCTCCAGGCGCGAGATTGTTAAGCACCCGGCGCGTGAGATTTAGCCCGCGCCCGGCAAAGAAAATCAGCCCGCAAAACCCGAGCGCGACAAGGCTGCCTGCGACGTAGATCATTCACCGTCTCTAGCGATCATTCTGTCGCTCGCCGCAGCGACGGCAATGCTGTGCCGACCGCACGCTCGATCGTTCCGCCGGGCCGCTACCGTCCATTGTCGGATATCCGCTCGAAGAGCGCCACGCGAGGCGAAATACATGGCTCAACCCGACAAGAAGGTACGCTGGCCAGACGGTTTCTCGTTGTCCTGGACGCCGTCGCTTCCCCGCGGAGCGTTGACCCCCGCACCCGGGATGGCGAAACTGGCGCAGTTCGATGCATAATGCGCACTGCAATCGAACTGTTCGGGGCATTGTCATGGCCGTCGTTTTCTTTGTCATCACCGCAATTGCCGCAATATGGTCGGCCGTCAAAGGCGAAATTATTCGGCGCGCGCTTGTCGACTCGTTCCCACCACAGTTCCAGGACGACTTGATGTCGAGATACGCGCTTCACACTTATGCGCTCGCATCGTCGACGCCGCTATCCCTGCAAGCGGAGTACATGAAGACCTTGTACGCCGGATGCGTGGCTGCCCTGAGCGGTGCGCTGGCATTCTTCGCGGCGGAGAATCAAGTGTTCGGGTGCTTGGTGCTGATCGGATTCCTCTGGGGCGCCTATCAAACATTCAAATCCTGGAAAATCTATCGAACGAACTGCGAATTGGCGGTAGATCAAATCTAGTTGGGAGCATGCATGATTGGAGGGACCTATGGCGCAGGAGCGCAAGCAGCAATCTCTTGTGGTGATGCTGCTGGTTGCGTTCTGTAGCGGTGCCAAGGCGCAGGCGCGGTGCCCTGAACTGACGAAGCTGCGCAGTGACGCCGCGGAAGCCGCCAAGCAAATGACGGGTGTTCCGACATCGGACCGGTGCGAAGCATACACTCGTTTTTCTTTGGCATGGGGCGACATCGTTCGATACGCCGCCGACCATCGCGACCCGTGCGACATTTCAAGTACCACGCTGACGGAGCTTGAGAAACGTTACCGCGAGGCGAAGGAAATGCGCGACAATGTCTGTGCGGGTCGGCCTCTCAGGCCCTTTCCGCCAGAAAAAAATCAGCGTTGAGACGATTGAACCATCGATTCCTGACAACCGTCGGCGCTCGGACGTCGATGACCGATGCGTTGTGAATGGTACGGCAAACCCGTAGCTTGAGGTCGCAGTATGTCACGTTTAGTTGGCGTGCCCAATCCAATCCCAGCCCTTCCAGATTGGAAGATAAAGACTCCCACTATTGACGAGCTCATGCAGCCGCCGCAGCCACCTCCATGGTGACGACCTGACGATTTTGGCGATCCGCTGTATCCCGAGTTGCCAGACAGTCTCGCCGATCTCCTGCAAAGCTACGGGCGCAACTTCCCGCGCAAATAGACGAACTGCTTGTTGCGCGAGCGCATGTCGCGCGCCCAGGCCGTCATTCTCCACCTTCAGATGAGCTCAACGAAAATGGCTGTTCCCCTGCTTCCGGGGCCGGTGGCGATGCCGCTTGCCTCGCCCGTCACCCACGACGTCACCATCGTCACCACGCGTAAGTTTGCGCAGGCGAGGGTGATGGGCGTTCCGCCCGAAGAGTTCGGCATCGAGCGCGGCGCGCGCGGCATCCGCGATTGCAACTATTGCTTCCATGAAGTGGTGACGAAGTCGGAAGCCCAATTGATCGCGGAAGGGTTCGATGCCGCACAGATCAAGTCGCTGAACGACTACACGGGCCACACCAACATCGAGACGTTGGCGCGTGACACCGCCGACGAGCATTTTGGCAGCGGTGCCGGCGCCAACGCCGCGGCGCGGCTCGTGCGCATCACCGAACATTATGTCCGGATGGACTTTGAGGGCAACGGCCGGCCCTGCCTTTACCAGGTGATCACCGGCGGCGACCAGGGCGAGATCCTGCGCAAGGATGGGCGCGACTGCATCACGCCGTTCGACGCCATTCCGTTTGCGGCGACGACGCCGGTGCCGATGACGCACCGTTTTTTCGGCCGTTCGATCGCCGATCTCGTGATGCCGCTGCAGCGCGAGAAGACCGCGCTGAAGCGCGGCGCGCTGGACAATCTCTATCTGCACAACAACCCTCGCGTCGAGGTGGCCGAGAGCAACGCCGGACCCAACACGCTCGACGACCTCCTGGTGTCGCGGCCGGGCGGCGTGGTGCGCACCAAGACGGCGGGTGGGCTGAACTGGCAGGTGGTGCCCGACATCACCTCGTCGATCTATCCGATGATGCAGTATCTCGACGCCGAGCTCGAGAGCCGCACCGGCCTCAGCCGACAGTCGCAGGGCATCGATGCCAACGCGCTGCAGAACCAGTCGGCGACCGCGGTGGCCCAGGTGTTCTCGGCCTCGCAGATGCGGATCAAGCTGATCGCGCGCGTCATGGCCGAGGGCGTGCGCGATATTTTTGCCCTCTTGCATGGCACGATCCGCAAACACGGCCAGCAGCAGCAGACGGTGCGGCTGCGCAACGCCTGGGTCACCGTCGACCCGCGCAACTGGAAGACCCGCGACGACATGACCATCAATGTCGGGCTCGGCACCGGCGGCAAGGCGCAGCAATTCGCGCAGCTGATGGCGCTTGCCAATGTGCAGAAGGAGCTGATCGGCGGCGGCAAGGTCAACATGGTCGGCGATCGCGAGCTCTACAACACTGCGGTCGAGTTGACGCGGATCATGGGGCACAAGAACCCGGATCGTTTCTTCAACGATCCGAGCGCGGTCAATCCACAGACCGGGCGGTTGCTCAATCCACCGCCGGCGCCGCCCGCGCCGCCGCCCGATCCGACGGTGCTGGCCCTGCAAGCGCAGGCGCAGGTCGAGCAGCAGAAGGCCCAGGCCGATGCGATCCATCAGAAGCTCAAGACTGAGAGCGATATTGAACTGATGAAGACCAAGGCCGAGCTCGATGCGCAGCTCAAGGTGCTGGATGCGAACCTGAAGGCCGCGACGGAAGCAAAAAAATCAGAACGCGTCCCCCTCCCGGGCGCGCAGAAGGCCAGGGATGGCCACCATTATGTCGAGGACCCCAAGCGGCCCGGCAAGTACCTGTTGGTCGTCCATCATGTCTGATTTTTCCCTGGTGCCGGTAGACTATCAGCCGGATTTTTCAGACGTGTCCTTCATTCCGGTTGACCACGATCCGTTCGGCGGCGACGGCACGGTTCAGTCGGCTGGAACGCAACCGGTTCAACCTCAACCGGTCGCCGCAGGCTTTCCACCCGACGTGGTGGCACCGACTAAGAGCGCGCCGGAGAACAACCTCGGTGAATCGTACGATCCGGATTCGTCAGACGACAGTGTCGCGAGCCGGGCTGCCGCACAAGATTCAGTTGCTGCGTTGTCTTCCAAGAGATCACCGGTTGATTGGACCCGGAGTTTTCAGCCAACCGGAGAATTGAAGGTGTGGACGCCCGCACCCACGCAGCGCATCGGCTACCTCGCAGCAGACGGGCTGATGGGACTCGGCATGAAGCCGTACATCGCGAACGATCTCGTCTCGCGTATCGGCAACGTGCTCGGCTTAACACCGCTTGGCGTTTTCGGCTCAGCGCTAAACCTCATCGATGCAAAGCACCGCGACGACCTGCCCGATGCCGTGGCCGCGGCGGTCGGAATGATACCGGGCGCGAAAAAGTTAACTGCGTTCGAGGCACGGAACGTTGTAAAGGAGATAACTCTTTCGCGATTGATTCACGGTGAGGCAGCCACGCATGCCGCGGACGCGATCAAAGCGGGTCATCCAAGCGTTCTAACGATTAATCGGCCTGGCAGGAACGCGAACAGATGGTTGGCAACCGGTAAGCTTGACAAGGTTGCCGGCAAGCATTTGGACGAGTACCCTCCTGCGATGTTCAGAGAAGGCGGGTTCGAAGCCAGTGTTCGGCCGATTGAGCCGCATGATAACAAATCGGCCGGTGCTTATGTCGGAAATTTATGTCGTGGCTTGCCCGACGGAGCTCGAATCAGGATCAGTGTTGGAGATTGACAGTGGTGACCAGGATCGATTTTGAGCTCTCCCATGGTCAGCTCGCGGTTTTCGCAAGCTCGTTGAAGGATCCGTACAACGATTGGACCAAACAGCATCACTCGCAAGGCTTCACTTGGCGACCTGGCAGCGTATCGTTTCGCTCGATGGTCGGGGCTGGTTACCATTGGGTCGAGGTCGAGGTCGTGAACCACGCCGGACCTGTTCAGCCCGATGCGGTGCGGGTAATTGAGGTCCCCTTTGAGGTGCCGGTAGACGGGGCTATAGAAGTCGGAAGCATCGCAGAGACTTTTCCGCTGTCGCTTCCGGCCGGATCGTTCCTGCTGCGTTGCGAGTTCATGCCACCTTCTGGCACGGATGAAGACGAGCGGGTGCGACTCACCTTTGCGAAGGAGGACACTCCTCGCTTTGCGGTTGTTCGTGCAGATCCAGAACTGTCGGTTGGTGATGAATTGCTGACGACTGCTCGGCCTGCCATCTAGTTGAGCGGTCGCGGGCACTATGCCTGCAACAGCAGCATACGGCGTGGCTGCGCAATGCCTGGGTCACCGTCGACCCGCGCAACTGGAAGACCCGCGACGACATGACCATCAATGTCGGGCTCGGCACCGGCGGCAAGGCGCAGCAATTCGCGCAGCTGATGGCGCTTGCCAATGTGCAGAAGGAGCTGTTCGGCGGCGGCAAGGTCAACATGGTCGGCGACCGCGAACTCTACAACACTGCGGTCGAGTTGACGCGGATCATGGGGCACAAGAATCCGGATCGCTTCTTCAACGATCCGAGCGCGGTCAATCCACAGACCGGGCAATTGCTCAATCCACCGCCGGCGCCGCCCGCGCCGCCGCCCGATCCGACGGTGCTGGCGTTGCAGGCACAGGCGCAGAGGTCGAGCAGCAGAAGGCCCAGGCCGATGCGATCCATCAAAAGCTCAAGGCCGAGGCCGATATTGAACTGATGAAGATCAAGGCGGAGCTCGATGCGCAGCTCAAGGTGCTGGACGCGAACCTGAAGGCCGCGGCGGAAGCAAAGAAATCAGAACGCCCCCCCTCCCGGGTGCGCAGAAGGCCAGGGATGGCCACCATTATGTCGAGGACCCCAAGCGGCCCGGCAAATACCTGTTGGTCGTCCATCATGTCTGATTTTTCCCTGGTGCCGGTGGACTATCAGCCCGACTTCACGGACGTGTCCTTCATTCCCGTTGACCACGATCCGTTCAGCGCGGACGGGGCAACTCAACCAGGTGAAGCGCGGCCGGAAAACCAGGCCCCACCGCTCGCGACTGGCGCTGGCCAACCCGGTGCCGGCACGTCGAGCGTTGACGTGTCGGCGCCGATGCCTGCTTCCGAGAAGTCAAGAGTTGATTGGGCGCACCTCAACCGGCCAACCGGCGAACTGCGATCTTGGACCCCCAGGCCAAGCGAACGACTTGGTTACGCATTTGCAGATGGGCTCATGGCAGCTGGCATGCAGCCCTATCATGCAAACCGTATCGTGCGCGGTCTCGGCAGCCTGCTGGGTGTGACTCCCGCGAGCTTTCCGGTCTTTGCCGCTGACCTGATCGACGCAAAGAACCGCGACGACATGTGGGGTGTGGCCCGGGCGGCGGCCGATATGGTCCCGGGTACCAGAGCCGGTGGCGCCGTTGCGGAGCGGCTGGCGATGGGTCTTGAGGCGCGGTTAGCTCGCGCAAAGGAAATGGGCTTCTTTACTCAGATGCCTCTGTATCACGGGAGTGGACAGTCATTTGAAGCAATACGAAGCGTTCCCACAAATGCACCGGGACAGGCGTTACCCGGAGTTTCATTGACTCGGAATCCGGAGATTGCGAACGAGTTTGCTGCGATGGCCCCGGATCGCGGCCTGGGCGGACATCCGCAGGTGTATAAACTACTTCATCGAGCGAAGAATCCAGCATCTCTGAACTGGAGGGGGATGAGGATTTTGGGGCGGTGTCCGCGACAATTCGGGATGCCTTCGATAAGGGGCATGATTCCGTGATCATTCGCAACTATACCACGGCGGGCGGGCAAAAAGGAGATCTATTGATTGTGCGAGACGGCAATCAGCTCCGTTCGGTGAACGCAGCCTTCGATCCTGCCAAACGGGATAGCAACAACCTTATGTATGGCCTGGCCGGAGGGGCCACGGCTCCACTTTTCCTGACTGGCCAAGAAGGGCAGGGCAACGACAGCAAATGACGCACCGCTTGAGATAGCGGCTGATCATGGCCGAGGCAACCAAGCGTGGCCTCAGGGTCTCTGCCGGAGCCGGTTTGGGAGAGTCCGCGGCAGCATCTCAGGGATAGGAAGGGCAACCGCAGCGAACACTGCTGCCAGACAAGCCATAAGCGAAGCGGTCGCCACGTTGCCCAAAGGACTGACGCGACAGCAATTTGGCAGATTTGTTGATTTTTCGCAGAGGCTAACAGCATCGAGCCGGGCATCTACCGAAGCGACTGCTAAGAAAATATCTGATCTAAAATCGGCTGGTGTTACCTCACGATCCATCGCTGCCTTTCAAAATCTTATGAGGGTGTGGCGCGTGATAATCCATCCAACCCGTCTGCGGTGCACCGCGCAGCCTTGCTGGCAAGTATCTTGAGGAGCTTCCAATGCGGACATGGCTATTACCCGCAACGCCATCCGTAGGCTCCGGTGGATTGCAGAACACGATGTCCGTTTTGGGTCGTTTCGACGGTCGCTCATAAGCGCTGCAGCGGGGCTAGGGGCGTTGCGATCGGCCAGGCTCCCAAACCCTCCGGAGCGCTCGGCATAGCGGTCGCGACGCGCGATGATGCGCAGCAACAAGAAGGACAATCCAATGATTGACGAATACACGCTCGAACAGGCCAAGGCAAAAGGCGTCCGCGCCGAAACGCTGCTGGACAATGAATTGCTGACGGAAGCATTCGGCACGCTCGAACAAGGCTATATCTCGGCCTGGCGCGCGACCACGATCGATGACGTCTCGGCGCGCGAAAAACTCTTCCTTGCCATCAACATCGTCGGCAAGGTGCGCGATCATCTCGGGGCGGCCATTGCCAATGGCAAGCTCGCGCAGGCCGAACTGAATGAACTGACGCGGACGGCGGAGCGGAGGAAGCGGTTCGGCGTCCTGTAGTGCTCGCTTGACAATCTTCTTGTTATGTTCAGCTGTTTTGCGTGGTGTTTTTCCTGCGAGCCCCGGGATGAATCTCTCCTCGTCGCAATGGTGGTCGGCATTCGTCCTGGATGTTCTGATCAAAGCGGCACTTATGTATTGGCAGGCTGCTCTCACTACTTTGGGCATGATTGTTCTTCAGGGCTTCGAGCCTCTGATTCCTTTCATCTTGATGGCGGCGTCACTATCGAGCCTTCATTTCCTTTGCCTCTTCTTCGGCAACAGGTTTGTGGGTTCGCTTCAAGCGATGAACGCTCAGCGCAGCCCGGTAATGAAATTCGTGTGCGTGCTGATCTCCGGCAACGCTCTCTTTATCGTGAGTTTCGCTGCGGTCTTGTCCGTCTCGGGCAATGTTTACGAGCGCGTCCTTTTCAGCACGATGGTGGCCGTCACCAACCTGGTGCCCATTCTACTTGTCGCAGGCACGGGCGGTCTCCTGGGCCTCATCAAGCGTCTAGCCTGATCGACTGCCATCGCGATCGCGTCTTCTGCTTGCGTATCAGGAGATTTGCTGTCGACCGAAGAAATCTTCATTTCTCGAGTTGACACGTCGGGCAACTCACGTGCATAATCTCACCATCGAAAGTTTTGAGCCCGCGCCGGACACCCGTCGCGGGCTTTTTCATGACGCCGACCCTGCGTGACGCGCAGGCGCCACGGCGGAGACAAGGGCGGGCTGAACCGGAAGCAGGCTTCCGCGCCATCGCGCTGCCCGAGCGCTCAATCACCCAAGACCATCACGTCCGCTCATCACGATGACGAGCGTGTCCGCCCGCAGGCGGCGCGGCCGCATGCGCTGTCGGACAGCAAAAGGACCAACATATGGCTCTGCCTACCAACACGGTGACGACCTACCAGGCGATCGGCAACCGTGAAGACCTCAGCGATATGATCTATCGCATCGATCCGACCGACACGCCGTTCATGAGCGGCGTCGACAAGGAGAAGGCCTCTGCCGTCAACCATGAATGGCAGACCCAGGCGCTGGCGCCGGCCTCGAACGCCAACGCGCAACTCGAAGGCGACGACCCCACGGCCAACGCGCTGGTGCCGACGGTGCGGCTCGGCAACCTCTGCCAGATCTCCTACAAGATGGCGCAGGTGTCGGGCACCCAGCAGGCGGTCGACCATGCCGGCCGCGACAACGAGCTCGCCTATCAGGAGATGCTGCGCGGCCTCGAGCTCAAGCGCGACATCGAGACCATTCTGGTCGGCAGCAACCAGGCCAAGCTGGCCGGCGCCACCACGACGCCGCGCAAGACCGCATCGGTGCTGTCGTGGATCGTGAGCAACACCTCGAAGGGCACGGCGGGCGGTGCGGCCGACCCGGCCGCTGCCGACGGCACCGGCACGCGCACCGACGGCACGCAGCTTGCGTTCACTGAGGTGCGGTTGAAGACCGTACTGTCGTCGATCTGGACCAATGGCGGCAAGCCCGGCACCATCATGACCGGCGCTTTCAACAAGCAGGTGTTCTCGACCTTCACCGGCCGCTCCACCGCGATCGAGGAGGCCAAGTCGAAGAAGATCGTCGCCTCGGTCGACGCCTACGAATCCGACTTCGGCAAGCTCAAGGTGGTCGCCAACCGCTTCCAGCGGCCGCGCGACGTGCTGGTGCTCGAGATGGACAAATGGGCGGTCGCCTATCTCAACGGCCGCAACATGATCTCGATCCCGCTGGCCAAGACCGGCGATTCCGAGCGGCGCCAGGTGCTCGCCGAATACGCGCTGGTGGCGCGTAACGAGAAGGCGTCGGGCGGCGTGTTCGACAACACCACGTCCTGATCCGCTCACCGCAACCTGGCGGGCAGCCTCGGGCTGCCCGCTCTCCCTTGCCCTCAGGAGCCCTTCATGCCGATTCCCGGTAATCAGACTCTCAACACCGAGCACCTGACGGCCTACACGCCGTCATGCGGTGCATCTCCAGTAGCCGCCTACATTCGCATTCCCTTCCGCTGCCGCGTGCTGAAGGTGAGCGGAATTCTGGGCGGCGCCATCACCACCGCCGACGGCACGATCACGGTCGCCGCCAACGGCAACACGCTGACCAGCTTCGCGGTGCCTCAGGCCGGCTCAGCCGCGGGTCAATTGTTCGCGTCGGTTCCGGCGTCGCCGACCTATCTCAACGAAGATGACGTCATCGTGCTGACCCCATCGGGCGCATCCGGCGCCGCCGTGCCGATGCACTTCTCTCTCGCGGTGAGGACGGCCTGATGTCATTCTTTCCGAAACAACCGGCGTCGCGCCTGGGTGTCACCCAGACCATCGCCTACGATTCCAGCGTCGGTGCCACCAATGCGTTCGGCGTCGAGACCTACCAGCTCCGCCTGGTTGCCAACTCGGCCTGCTGCTTTCGCATTGGCGACGGCGTGCAGACTGCGACGAACACCGACACCTATCTGCCGGCAAATGTCATCGAGTACGTCATCGTCAGTCCCGGGCAAAGGATCGCCGCGATCAAGGCCGCGACCAATGGCCTGGTCACGGCGACCGCCGGCACCCTCTGGGTCACGGAGATGTCGTGATGGACGGCGTCTTGATCCGACCGCATCTGGACAGCAACGGCCGCGACCTCGCGATCGAGCACGTGCAGGATGTCGAACCGATCCTGCAATGGAATCACGAGGCGCGCCGCGACGAACAGCGCGGCGAGTGGGGCCGTCACGTGGCGCGCATCCCCAACGTGATCTACGTCAAGTGGCTCAACGATGAGCACGCCAGGGGCAACACGTCGGTTCGGATGTTTTCGCCCGAGTTCGACGCGATCGTGCAGCGCAAGCTCGAAGATCCCGAATGGGCCTATCTGCGCACCGATCGGCCGAAACTGCAGGGCGGATGGAGAGCGAGGGCATCGTGACACAGATCGTGGACTATGCCTCGCTGCAGGCCGCGGTGACGGAATATCTTGCACGCGATCAGGATACGACCCTGATCGGACGGATACCGACCTTCATCCAGTTCGCCGAGGCGAAATTCAATCGGCAGCTCTTCATTCGTCAAATGGAGCAACGCGCGATCGCCGTCACTGACCCCACCTTGGCCGAGCCCGAATTCATCGCGTTGCCAACAGATTTCCAGTCGATGCGCCGCGTCCGCCTATCCAGCATCGCGGGAAAGCCCTGTCTCGAGTTCAGGTCCGGGACCCAGCTTGACGAATATCGCTTCGGTGTCTCGGACGTCGCGGCGCGACCGCTTTACTTCACGGTATTCGGCAACGAGCTCGAAATCGCGCCGACACCCGACACTGCTTACAGCATCGAGATGATCTACCGGCGGACCATCCCGCCGCTCGCGGCTACCGATCCGAACTGGCTGCTGACGCTCGCGCCGGATCTGTATCTGTACGGGACGCTGCTGGAAGCTGCCCCCTATCTGAAGGACGACGGCCGCATCCAGACCTGGGGCCTCGGCTTCTCGGCAGCACTCAACGATCTCAACAATCTGGGCCTGACCTCGACGTTCAACGCCGGTCCAATGACGGTTCGTTCCTCCGGTCAGATCATCTAGGAAACACGACAATGGCCGCATTCAACAAGTTCAACTGCTTTGTGCAGGATGTCGCGAACGGAAAGCACAACATGCTGACCGGCACGGCGCAGGTTTACCGCGTCTATCTCACCAATAACGCGCCGTCGGTCGCTGACACCGGCTACAGCGGTGGCAACGAAATCGCCGTCGGCAACGGCTATACCGCGCTCGGCGCGTCGATTGGCACGATCACCGGCGCGCAGGCCGCCGGCACGTTCTCGTTTGCGGGCGCGACCAACCCCAACTGGACGGCGGCCGGCGGGAACATCGGGCCGTTTCGCTACGCAATCCTCTACAATGCGTCAGCTGCGGGCGTCCCCGTGATCGGGTGGTGGGACTACGGCGGGCCAATCACGCTGACGAACGGCAACACGTTCACCATCACGCTTCCGGCCCCAATCCTGACGATCGTTTGAGGCCGGGCGCATGGCGGCATTTCTTGATGCGTGCAGGTTCAGCCCCACGGCCGGCGGCACTACTGATTGGACCTATTCGATTGCTGTAACCGGCTATCTAAGCCCGGCAACGGCCAATGTCGTCAACGGTCGCGCCTACAAGTATCGCGCCGAGAGCGCCGACCTGGCCCAATGGGAGATCGGCGAGGGCACCTACAACACCTCGACCGGCGTTCTCTCCAGGACAACGGTTCTGTTCAATTCCGCGGGCACGACTGCGAAAATCAACTTCTCGGCCATTCCTCAGGTTGCGATCGTCGCGCTCAAAGAGGATTTGATTTCGATCGAGGAAGCCAACAGCTTCACCGCGGCCCAGCAGCGGCAGGCGCGCACCAACATAGGCGCCGCGCAGTCGCTATCGAGCACCACGACGCAGGTGTTTCTCTCGGGGAACGGGACATACACGACGCCGGCTAACTGCACGATGATTGAGGTGGAATGGTGCGGGGGTTCTGGCGGCGGGGCCGGCTCCGGGACGTCTCCAGGCAATGGCGGCAACGGCGGCAATACCACCTTTGGCTCGTCGTTGCTCACCGGAAACGGCGGCGGAGGTGGCTTCGCCAGCTCGGGCGGGCCTGGGGGCAATTCATCCGGCGGTTACATCAACCGGACTGGCGGTTCGGGTCAAAATGGCTCCGGTGTGAACAACACGGCCGGCGGGAATGGTGGTGCATCGCCGTATGGCGGGGTTGGCTGGGGCGGCGCTGCCGGCGCGGGCGCTGGCGTTGCGCCCGCAGCTAATTCCGGCTCGGGTGGCGGGGGCGGCGGCGTGAACGCCACTCCGAACGGAGGCGGTGGCGGTGGTGCCGGCGGCTCCGGGCGCGGCATCATCGTCAACCCGGCCGCGACTTATTCGTATGCCGTTGGCGCGGCTGGCACGGCCGGGACGGCGGGCACGGGCGGCGCTGCGGGGGCGGTAGGCAGCCTCGGTTTCATTGTTGTGATTGAGCACTACTAGCAAATGCTGGGATTTGATGCAGTCGGCCGGCTTGCTCTCGGGCAGGTTCCGAGAAGCGCATTCTTGGCGCTGCCAGCGGCAAGTGCCTCATACGCGGTCAATGCTGGTGCGGCGAGCTTCACCGTAAGGGAGCCCACATTGACGACGCCGTATGCGGTGTCGGTGGGCTCCGTCTCGTTTGTGCTGAAAGAGCCCGCGCTTGGGACCGCGGTAGCGGTGTCGGCGGGCGCTGTCACGTTCAAGGTGACCGAGACGGCGAGCCCGACGGCATATGCGATCTCGGTTGTCGCTTCGGTGGCGGGCGTTCGCATGCCCGCGCTCGGGGCAAGCTATTCCGTCAGCGGCTATCCGAGCGCCGCGGGCGTTGTTCCGCGGACGTTGCCTGGAGTCTTTTCGGTGCTCGGCAATGAGACGCATTTCTACCGGGATTTCATCAACTGGCTGCCGAAGAGCGCACCAACTGCGGCGAACTGGACCAACCAAAGCAACGCCTCGCCGGTGTGGACGCCTGTGCCTACCCACAACGTCGCCTTCTTGCGGCCTGATGCGACACAGGACGTGTTCCGCGTTTTCACGAGGTGGGGTTATGGAGAGTTTCAGCTCACCCAAATCATTCCAGCGGCGTGGGAATTGAACGGTGCCAGAGCCGTGGAGAACGGCAAGAGCACAATCCTGGTTCCTTACGATGCGCCGTCGGTTTGGGAGTTTGCGGGAAAGATCGGCGGTGGCGGCGAGGCCGAGGCGACTTTCAATTTCTTCGGCGGCGCGCACGGCAACATTTCGAAGGTCTCCCGAACGATCCTGGTTGATGGCATCGACAAGACGAACATGCGTCCATCCGCAAATTCGATCGCCGGCGGCAACAGCGTCACTTCCGTTCAACTGTTCAATATCCTTCTGCCAAGAGACAATAGCGTCATTTGCGGGACGATGCTGGTCAAACACACCTTCGACCTCTTGGGCTGCCTGGTGGAGGTCGCGCTCAATCCAAAGAGCGGCTTTGAGTGGTACAACAATTACACGGCGATGCTCCCGAGCGGAGGGTTCGACCGGATCACGTTTGGCGAGCGGCCGGCTGAGGCGCCTCTGCACCCAGCCATCGCGGCGACGCGGGATCGCGGCTCTCAGTTCGCCAGTTACGTCGGTACGAATACGGCGCATTCCTACGGAGTGCGGATGACGCTTCCTTTCCGTGGGCCAAACATAACTGGCAGCTGGGCGGATTCCGGCGCCGATTGCGCATTCTGGATCGACCAAACCATACCGAAAATCTACGTCACCGACATCTCAACAACCTTCTCCGAGCGCAAGACCGCGTTCCCGCGATCGAGTGCGACGCGCTACCAGATATTCAAACAAGGTGTCTCAGGCCCGCCGAGCATTACCCCGCCGCCGGCCTGGACCCTGGATCCCGCCATGTTGATCCCGCCGCCGGATGTCCGCTGATGCCGCTCATTCCATACGCCGACTACAGGCCCGATGTCACCGACTACGAGGGCAAGGCCACCCGAAACATTCTGAACGTGATCCCGCGTGGCGATGGCTATGGCCCGTTTCAGAGCTTCTCGGCTTATACGTCCAACCTTCCAGGTCCGTGCCGCGGAGCTTTCTATGCTTTGAAGCGGGATGGCTCGGTCATCACTTTTGCCGCTACGGCAACGAAGCTGTACCAGCTCAACAACACGAACTTCACCTGGATCGACGTGTCCAAGGGAGGTGGCTCCTACATCGCGGCTTCCTATGGCGCTCAGGATGCGAATTGGCAGTTTGCACAATTCGGTAACCTTGTCCTTGCGACGCAAGCGAACACTGTCCTTCAGGTGTTTGATCTCTCGTCGTCCAGCACGTTTGCTGATTGCGACGGATCACCCCCTCAGGCGGCTTACATTAGCGTTGTGGGCCGCTTCCTTGTGCTGTCGGGTCTTCTGGACAACCCGTATCGGATCCAGTGGTCCGGTCTGAACGCCACAACCACTTGGACAAAAGGTATCAACAGCTCCGACTTTCAGGACTTTCCTGACGGCGGTATCGTGCGCGGCGTCGCAGGCGGCGAGGCAGGGATCATCTTTCAGGATCAGGCCATCCGGCGGATGTCCTTTGTTCCGGGTTCGCCGATCGTTTTCCAGATTGATCGCATTACCCAGGATAAGGGTCTCTACGCGCCGTACTCGATCATCCGTGCCGGCGAGCGCATCTTCTTTTACGCCAGCCAGGGCTTTCACAAGATCGAGCCCGGCGGTGTGCCCGAGCCGATCGGCCGTGAAAAGGTCGACCGTACCTTTCTTGCCGATCTCGACAAAGGCAATTTGCAGCTCTTCATCGGGGCCGCCGATCCGCGCAGCACGCGGGTGTATTGGGCCTACAAGTCGGTCTCCGGCGCCGTCGGCAACACCTACGATAAATTGCTCGGCTACGATTTCCTGCTTGACCGCTTCTTCCCCGTCGCGATGAGCGGAGACTATCTGCTGGGCATCTCGCAAACCGGCGTGACGCTGGAAAGCCTCGACGCTATCTCATCCTCGATCGATGCAATGACATTGAGCCTCGATGCCTATGCCACGGCTGTGCAGCCCGAAATCGGGCAATTCAACAGCGCGCACGTGCTCGGCTTCTTCCGCGGCCAAAATCTGGAAGCGATCCTGGAGAGCGCAGAGCAGGGCACCGACGAGAACCGGATCACGGTCCGCGGCTTTCGCCCAATCACGGATGCGTCGACACTCTACGGTTCGATCTCGTCCCGCGATCAGCTCTCCGCAACCGCCACTCCGGGGGCGGAAGTGCTGGTCAATGCCAGGACCGGACGCTGCGACCTGAGGCAGGATACCCGCTACTCCCGCTTCAAGGTGCGGATTCCGGCCGCAACCCAATGGACGTTCTGTGCCGGCGTCGTGCCGGACGTGATCACGAGCAGCGCGCTATGACCGCCTACGTTCCGGGCATCACCGAGACCGATCTGAAGAAGATCGTGCTCGCCATCCAGAATATCGCCGCCGGCCGCTCGAACGCCGTTGGCACAGTGACGCTCGCGGCGGGCGCATCGAGCACAACGGTTTCGACGCCGAACTGCGCGCCGGGCTCGACGCCGATCCTGACGCCAGCAACCGCAGACGCCGCGGCCGAGTTCGGTAATGGCACGCTGTATGTGAGTGCTGTGATGAATGGATCATTCACGATCACGCACGCCAGTTCGGCGGGCCCCGCGCGGACATTTCTGTACGCCATTCTCGGCTAGTTCTGCGGCGCGTGCTGCATCGCCTTCGGCGTCAAAACACCTTTCTTAAGCATGTCAACGGCCTCTCACCGCGAGTGGTGGAACCACTCGCGGTGCGGCGTCGTGCCTCGATGAGTAGTAGCGCATTCATTTCAGAAAAGGAATTGATAGATGGCCCCACCATTTCCTGGCTTTCGCGGCGGGTTTAGAAGCAGTCGCCTGTTTCCAGCTCCGTCTCCTTTCGCACCGACAGATTCACCTGTGCAGATTCCAAAGTCGGCGATCCCCTATGTTTGGCAGCACGGGGACGTGGCTTTTCAGATTCTCCCAGAGATATTGCGGCGATCGTTTGATCCTGATCGCGATGGCGATGGATCAGCAGTCCTGCCGCCCGACCTGCAGGAGATGACCCGACGTCCCATTGGACCGCCACCTGAACCGCCTCGGGAGCAGCCGCCGTATCGCCCTCTTGGTCCGGTCGGAGGGCTCCTGGGCCTGATTGCGAAGTTCGAGCAAATGCGGAGGTCGATTTCTGGCGACGACAGCAACGTCTCGCCGGCATATCCCGATCAGAAGCCCACAGAACTCGTGCGCAAGCCTGATGATTTGGAGCAGGGATCATCCGACGAATCGAGTTCGGATATCAGAACTCTGGAGCGCGTCGATGCAACAGGAGGGCAGAAGCGGAGGACGGACTCTCCGCCCCTCGTGCCAGATATGCCGACTTCTCCGGCGCTAGATGACGATCCTGCCTCCGCCGTGTCCGCCGCACGGCAGAGCAAACGGCGTCGAAAAGGCCCTGATTGCGATAAACAGAGAGCCGAGGCCGCAAAAACATGCATAAAGCTCATGAGCAGAGGTGACACGTTAGGTGGTGCCACTACGCTCGAGGATTGCATTAGAATTCAATTGGACACGGAGTGCGGTGGACCCGAAGTCAAATGGGGACTCACTGGAGCGGAAAGGGCAAGGCTCAATAACGAGCGCATTCAACGCAAAAGAAGGGGCGCAGATCCTGATAGTGCCAATTGATAGACGTGTACTCGAAGGCATAAAGCGTCACCGTGGCCCGTTCGGACGAAGGCTGTCTGTATCTATCTCCGTTAGCCAGCGCCAAAATAGGTGACGATACAAGATCGCGGGAGAAGCGATGTCGATTGAAGAGCGCCCTCGAGTTCATTCATCTAGTGCTAGATGCAGAGGTATGCGTGCGAATCCCGATCTTGTCTGCGTCGATCCCAGGCGAACTCGTGAGATTTGGTCACACGCATCTGCATTGCTGAGATCGGCCGTCCGCCGGACTTCGCTTAGCGCGTTTGAGGATATCGAGAGCGATGTCTTGTCCGGCCGCAGCCTGCTGTGGTTGGCGTGGGACGCTCTCACTATCCAAGCAGCGGCTGCCACAGTCCTCATCAATTCCGAGGTCGGCAAGGTCTGCGTCATCACCGCATGCGGCGGGGTCGGCATGAAGCGCTGGCTGCCGCTGCTCGACGGGATCGAAGCCTATGCACGGGACGAGGGCTGCAAACGCGTCCGGATCTACGGCCGCAAGGGCTGGATGCGCGTGCTCGAGGGATATCGGGAGAAGCATGTCATTCTCGACAAGGATTTGTTCGCGCAGTCTCGCGGGACAACCTGACATCAACTTGAGGTCTCTGGGCTTGACGCGGTTCTCTTTTTGTTCCAATCTCGCCCGTAAAGCCTAGGGTTGCATGTGCAGGTTGGCCGGATGCGAATACTTTTGACGTGGATGTTCCTGTTGATGTCCGGGCCGTCGTACGGTGCAAGCGAGGAGTTCCCGGCTCAGCTTCGCGGGCTGTGGGGACAAACCAAAGAGGCTTGTGATGATTGGAAGATCCAGACGGTTCCCGACGTTGGCGGCGATCTCAGGTGGCTGAAAATTTCTGCCGCCGGCGTCTTCGGCTCCACCCAAGGCCGCTTTCTGAGAAGTGTCGTTAGTCCAGCGGTCGACGTGTCGGTCGAAATTCAAACACTGGATTCGAGAGGTGCAATCGTCCTGCTCAGGTTGCCCGCCGATGGCCGCCTGCGTGAGACTCTGCTCGGCGCAGGCGGCCGCGAGATCGCAGCGTACCAGCGATGTTGATGGAGACAGTCGCTGCTTTGCTCGGTTCATCACCAAAATCAGCTCGATCGTTCTTGACGGGCGCCTCAATGCGAATCCTTCTGCTTTGTCTCTTGCTCACCCTGCCCTGTCTTCCTGCAGGCGCCGCGACTGATGAGATCCCGAATGAGATGCGTGGCTTTTGGGTTGCCAAGAAAACGACTTGCGACATCTTGAAAAGCAAAGGGCCCGGATCGCTCCGCCAAGATGAAGAGTGGTTGAGGATCACGGCAACAGACGTGTTCGGCTCTACGCAGGGACGCTTCTTTCGCGAGTTGCCGATCGACCGCATGAGCGTTCCTTCGACACGGCTATCAGTCGAGATCCAGGCGTTTGGCGAGGATAATTTCATGCATGAACTTGCGTTGCTTCGTGATGACCGTCTGATCGAACGGATCATCGGCGCACGCGGCGCTGCCACTTATCAGAAATGCTGATCGGCTAGTTTCGTGGTGTCTGATATGGCCTTCAAGGAAGATACCGTTCGATGCGGCGGGGTGTCGCTCATGCGAATTGTCCTCGCATCGGTGTTCTTCGTGGTTGCGTGGTCGCCGGGCTACGCCGGCGATGTCGAGTTTCCGCCGGAACTTCGTGGGTTTTGGGTCGATGATCAGGCAACCTGCGACGTGCTGAAACGAGCGTCTCCAGCAGAGCTGCGTGACGGCCAGCGGTGGCTGAAGATCGCGGCCACAGACATCCTCGGTACCACACAGGGGCGATTGCTGCGTGAGATTCCGCCCCAAACTGGATTCGGCCGACCGATAAAGAAGGCCTTCGAGTTCGAGATGGTCGATATTTTTTGGCCTATCGCTCAACTGAGCTTTCCGGAGCAGGGCCTTTACGAGACAATCACGGGTGGTCGCCGGCCACGTTACTATTTCAAGTGCTTTTAGCTTTCTAAACGGGTCGACTGGCTCCTGATCGTGTAACCGATGGCCGTAGGTCATTGGATATGCGTTTGCGCACATCGGTCAATCCGCGGCCAATACCGGCCGGTATCGACTTTGCATCCAAAATTCGTCCCAACCTATCCGTAGCATTTTGCGGAGCCCTTCTGCATGACCACTCAAGACCGCTTCAACTTCAAGGCTGATTCAGATGACGGTCCGCGTGGACTGCTTCGTCTATTTCGAGCGGCGATGGAGCTCGGCGAAAACAAGATCGGTGTTGCGCCTGACCCTGATTTTTCCAACGAGACGGTTTATAGCCCATCTTCCTACCAGACTGAGCCCATCGGCTTGGTCGGTCGGCTGCAAGCACTGCTGCAAGCACAGGGCAATTACCAGCCGCGGCGTCCGGGCATGGATCCAGGCAGATACGAACTCGCCCAGGCGATCACTCGCGCGAGTCGCAATCTGGGAATCGCGCCGCGCGATTTGGCGACAGCGATCTCCTATGAGACCGGAGGCACATTCAACCACAACCTCTGGGGCGGTGGTGGCGGAAACTACTTCGGATTGATTCAGTTTGGCCCGAACGAACAGGCCAAATACGGCGTGCGCGAAGGTCAGTCCGTCACAGAGCAGATGCAGGCGGTGGAACGGTTTCTGCGCGATCGACGCCTAAAAGCAGGCAGCGGATTGCTTGACATCTACTCGACCATCAATGCCGGCAGCCCGGGACGCTATGATAGAACCGATGCGGGCAACGGCGGCGCTCCAGGCACGGTCGCGGACAAGGTCAACACGCAGATGGGTGGCCACATGGCAAAGGCCGCAAGACTGCTGCAGCAGTATGAGGCGGCTCGACCCGCGTACTCCGTGCCACCACCTTTTCCGCAAAGCGCAGATCCGATCCCTCCAACAGGACGTGCGACGCCGCCGACGCCTTCGTCGATCGGAAGGAGGGCGGACGATCCGTCGTTGCCGATCTCATCGGGAGCAGGTGTCAATCTTGCAAGCCAGGAAGATCCCGCAAGGCAATCGCTGCTGGGACTGGTGAGTGGGACTCCGATGCAATTCTTGCCGTTCCCGATCTTCGATCCCCGTCAGTAGATCGACCAAGCATCTGCTGGCCGCGACGTCCGCCAAAGCGTCACTTGGCGACGCTAGCGCGATCGCGCGGGTACTCAACCATACTATCGAAAGGAAAGACCAGAATGGGTGGACAATCCTCATCGACCCAAACGCAGCAATCGCAGACGACGCCCTGGGCGGCCACCCAGCCGATGTTGCAGGGTATCCTGAGCCAACTCGGTACGGGATTGAACAATACGGGGCTGACGACAGCGGAGACCGGTGCGCTCAATACGCTTCAGAACACCGCCGCTGCTGGCAATCCTTACGCAGGCCAGATCGGCGGATATGCCAGCTCCCTGCTCAACGGTGGCGGTGCTACTGCGCAAGCTGGCAACGTGCAGAACAATCTTGGTAGCTTTCAACGCCAGCTCTCACCCTACGCCAATGGCAGCATGATCGGAAGCAACCCGGCGCTTGCTGCGCAACTGGCGCAGATCCAGAGCGACGTAGGCAATAGCATCAACTCGCAGTTTGCCGCGGCCGGCCGCGACCTCAGCGGCGCCAATCAGATGGCCTATGCGCGCGGGGTCGCCGCGGCCCAGGCCCCGGTGATCGCGGCACAGTACAATCAGGACGTTGCCAACCAGATCAGCGCGGCGAACGCGCTCTTTAACGCCGGCAACACGACCGCGAACACGCTGAGCGGCATGCAGCAGAACTATATTGCCAACCAGGGGCAGGGTGTCACTGCAGCGCAATCTGCACTCGATGCCCAGAATTATGGTGCCAATGCCACGCTTGCCGAGGAAGCGCAGCGGCGCGGAATTCCCGTGCAGGCGTTGAGCCTGCTGGCGCAGATCGGCGTGCCGATCGCGCAACTCGGCCAGCAGACCAACGGCACGACGAACAGCACTCAGCAGATGTCCGGCGCGCAGCAGTTCGGGGCGCTCGCCAGCGGGATCGGAAGCCTTTTCAAATTCACGCCGTCCGACGCGCGATTGAAGGACGACATCGTTGCAGTCGGCGTGCTGTTCGACGGAACGCCGGTCTACGGTTATCGCTACAAAGGCGCGCCAGCCTACCACATCGGTCTGATGGCACAGGACGTGGAGAGGATCACGCCTCATGCGGTGATCGAGATCAATGGCTACAAGGCCGTCGATTATCGCGCTGCGACTGAAGCATCCCGCAAGATCGGCGAGGCGCGCTGATGGCCAGGTGGGATGATTATCTCGATATTGATCCAGAGGAATTCGAGGCCGGGGGAGGACTGTACGGGCGGCTTGCTTCGCTGCTGCCGCAGCAGCAGAGCTTCTACCAGCCCACGCAAGGGTCTCCGTTTCCGCAGGTTTCCGGCAGCGTGACTTCGAATCCCGCGGGAAGCAATTCCGTCGCAGTTCCGCAGGTCCCCCCAATCGGGCCGGCTGCCCCTCAGCCGGTATCGAGTTGGCCGCGCGACAATGGGCAGACGCATGCGTATCGGCGATTACTGGATGCCGCAATTCGGACGCGCGGGGTCTCCGTTGCCTTTCGCGCCGACGTTCGGTGATCGATTGAACGCCGGCTTTCAAAGCTGGGCTCATACGCCGCTGGGCAATCCGTTTGCGGCGCTTGCCAATGGCATAGCCGGGTTCAACTCAGGCCAGAGTTTGGTTGCTCCGAATAGCCAGCCGGTCGCCGCGGCTTCCGAGGATCTGCGTGAGCCGGCCGCAGGGATCGCACCCCGGCTACGCCCTTTCACCGCACCCTTGAGGAAGAGAGGTCTGTACAATGGCCGATGAACCCAGCAACGATCTGACCGGTGCCGCCTACGATCTTGCCGCGGCCGGCTACGCGCCCATGCCGGACCGCAAGCCGGAAGAGGACGAGGCGATCGGCAGCGACAGCGCATCCCTTCGCGAGGTCGCGGAAGCGATCTCCGATCCGCAGGAGGACGTGGTTGTCAGGCAGTACCTTGATGCAGCTGGGAAGCCGGCCGCGGCGAATGAAGCGGTGACGTTGCAGCGCGCCAGCCGCGACTACGCTGCCGCAGTCGCGGCCGAGAAGCTGATGGCCGAGGGCGAGAGCGCCAAGGAACTGGCCGCACGGGTTGATGCGTTGCGCGCGGAGGCGCTTGCGAGAGATCCGGACGCTGCCGACTTTTTCGGCTTCGATGTCCCTGATGATGCCGACAGTGTCGAACCGGGTGGGAGCAAGGCCGATACGCTGGACGTCGAACGCGATAGCGCCGAAGGCGATTTTGCCGATAGCCTCGATCCTGTCCTGGCGAAAGCGCTCGAGCACCCGCAGGTGCGTCAAGCGATCGACGAAGAGATCGCCGAGACGCACAAGGTTCGGCAGAGTTATCTCGAGGCCCTCACGGGCGCGACGCAGATCGCGCAGGCGAGCTTCATGAGCCAATTCCCCGAACTCGTCGGCGTTCCGATGGAGAATTTACCGAGCGTCCTCGAGCAGATGGCGCGGCAGGAGCCCGCCAAGTTCGCGCGGATCCAGAGCGCGATTGCAGGCGCCGAGCAACTGCTGGCGCAGCATCAGCAGGAAGGTCAACGCCAGGCCGAAATGGCTCGTCAGTCCTTTCTCGCCCACGCAAAATCGGAGGACACGCGGTTCGATGCCATGTTGAAGGACGAACCCGTTGAGACCCAGCGCGCCGTGATGCAGGAAATCATGGCGTCAGCCAAGGCAAGCGGAATTGAGCCGTCCGAGCTGAAGCACTTGCTCAACACCGAACCGCTGATGCGCAACGCCGTGTTCCAGCGGATGATGTACGACGCCGGAAAATATCGCCTGATGATGCGGGCAAGGGATGCGGTCGCGACGAAATCATTGCCGCCGGTGCAGCGTCCCGGCACCGCGGCGACACGCGGCGAGCGCGAGAATGCGGATCTCCGGGCGCTCAATGCCAGGCTTTCGACCACCGGCGATATCAAGGACGCGGTTGCCCTTTACCATGCACGGAAATCCAGCAGGCGCTGAGCGGTTCGCTGCGCATATGCGGTGGTCCCGAACCACAGTTCCACCCGCGCCGAGCTGAAGTCATCCGATGGACGAATTGCGATGTTCAGCATTGGACAGCAACCGGCGCAGCCGGATCGGCGCCGTGTCGCCTTCGAGCAGCGCCAGGCGCTCGCGCTACAACCCATTGAGGTGGTCGCGCATGACGGTGCAGCGCACTTGCGTTCGTTCCGTCGTACCGCCGGAGATGCAAGATCCGCCACCGATCTTCTTTTCCTTCTAACGATCGATTCCTGTAACCAGTTGGAGAACAACGCACATGTGCGACTGCACGCGCGACTTTCTTGAGCGAGCCGATTCCATAACAGGACGCATGAATGGCGAGCCAATGTCGCTGAAGCGAATCGCAGACAATTTTGCACTCTACGGTCTCAACAAGCGCGTTGCGGCCCTCGAGAGTCTCGACGATGAGTTGCGGGACGACATAGAGTCCGGTTCGCACAATCTGAGGCGCCACGTGCAATTGATGGCGTTGCGTCGCAGGATGTCGGATGTCCATCACGCCCTGCGTAAGGCCAAGCGCTAAGCCTCATGGGAGCGCCGATCAATCCGGTGCTGGCAGCACTCGCACAAGCTCGTCTGCGCGCGGCGCCAATGTTCGTGCGTTGGTGCGAGTTGCACGGCGTCATACCCTGTCCAGCAACGCCGGCGGCAGTTGCGCGATTCATCGCTGACTGCGCATCTCTCGGCATCGAGCGGCTGTGGCCCGCGGTGCAGGAGATCTCGAAATTGCACATGTCAGCCGGCCTTGCCGACCCCACGTTGGGAGGTCCGGCCGCGGCCGCAATCGCCGACATTGCTGGGATAGATCCGCCGCTGTCGTGGCCAGACGCGCGCAAGCAGCGTTTCAAGGCACTGCCCTACGACATGCAGCTGTTCATCGCGACCCACGAGTCGCGGCGCGAGAAGGCGTTGCGGCGTGCTCAGAACGACGCGGCTACGGTAGCGAAGGACCTGGCGGCGCGGCAGCCATCACCGAACCAGACCAAGCCAGAGAGGACAACCGATGAAGCCAACCCGCACGCCGCCGCTTGAAAGGCGTATCTCCGAGCTCCGCGCCGAAATCGATGCCATCATCGATGCGCGTGCGCAGGCCGTTGCCAAGGAAAGTCCCGGCGTGCCGATCGGTGTGATCCGCAACCTGCTGACCGCGCGGGCGCCAGCGTGCCCATGCAGCCAATATCTCCAACTCGGTCGCGCCGAGTAGGCGGGGCGCCAACGCGCTACCTGCCCAAGTGAATCGAGACTTCGCCGCTTACAAGGAGAAATCATGACTCTCTACAAATGGTCGCGGGATGCGACCAACAATGCAACGATCGACAGCACGATCAATTGGCAAGAAGGACAGGCCCCGTCATCCATCAACGACTCTGCCCGAGCCGTGATGGCCTCCGTTGCCAAATGGCGCGATGATATCACGGGTGTGCTCGTTGCTGGAGGTTCGGGAACTGCCTATGCGATTTCGTCCAACCAGGGCATTTCGACAAACATTGACGGCTTCACGGTCCAGTTTACGCCGGGCGCAACCAACACAGGCGCGGTTACGTTGAGTGTTGATGGCCAGGCGTCGAGGCCGATTCGATTTCGCACAGGCGTTGATCTGCCGGCAGGCGTGTTGATCTCCGGCAGCTTGTATCAGGTGACGTTTCGTGCCGCGGCCCAGGAGTGGCTACTGCATTCGTTCGACAGCTCGGTCTACGCAATTCCGATCGGCGCGAGCCTAGAGTATTGGGGAACGACGGCGCCGAACGGCGCTTTTGCCATCCCCAACGGGCAGTCCATTTCGCGGGCCGATTACCCGACTCTATTTTCACTGATAGGCACGACGTATGGAGTTGGCGATGGGGCATTTACCTTCAATCTTCCAAACGCGGCCGGCCGGGTGGTTGTTCAAAGGGAGGACTCACCATTGTGGCTTTCGCCAACTTATTTTGGGGATTCGACAACGCTAGGCTTCCGTGGTGGCGCCGAGAGCCGGTCGTTGCTCACGGCAAATTTGCCGCCATATACGCCGACAGGCTCCATCTCGGGCAATGTTTCTGGCTCGGCCACGTCGAACTTTTTCACTGTTTTTCAGGGCGGCGGAGCGCAGGCGAATGCCTACAGCCCGTCATCCGGAAGCCTAAGTCCATTACCAGTTTCGGGGACAATCTCGGGTTCGTTCTCTGGAAACGCTCAAGGAGGTACAAGCGCTCCGTTCGCAACGGTTCAGCCAACGATAATCGCGAATAGGATCATGCGAATCATCTAACACCCAATAGCATTTCTCACGCGGTCAAGGACCACACCAAGCCAAATAGCCTGAGCGTCGGCGGACAAATGGACTCCGTCGATTGTTTTCCGTTCGACCTTCTGCAACGGAGTTCTAACGTCGATAAACTGACGGCCAGCGTAATTCTGGATGAGCTTACTGATCTCATTGGAGGACGCTTGGTTGAAAGCCTCCGCACCTTCACCCGATTCAAGAACGGGGTTGCCGACATAGAGGACGGTGCGGGATCTCGCTCGGATGGCTTTCGACAGGAAATCGTATCGGTCGGGAAATTCAGCGATCTCAGTTGGCTTTGAATCATTTGTCCCGATCCCAAGTACGAACACTGCCGCATTGAAATCAAGCCTTCTCATCGCCAGAGCGTATTGATAGGCGGTTGCACCGCCTATTCCGGCGTTAACGATCCGATGGCCGCAGACTTCTGCTGGTAAGAGCGCGGCTTCTACGATGCTGTCGCCACCAAGAACGACTGGGGACGGACCAGCTTGAGACAGCTGACTACGGATAACGAACAATCTTGCTTCGAGATGATCATGCGCACTGGCGACGGTGACCGCTGATAGCAATAAAGCGAAGGTTGTCATTCGGAACATACTGTTTCCACTAGCACCACAACCCTTGATCGAGCAAGCCGCCCCTGGAGGGTGGCTTTTCCTTATGGAGCCATCATGACCGACCTCGTTGCCTTGAAGGCGGCGAACGCTAGCCGCTGGCCGAAAGCCAAATTGACCCGAAACTTCATGCCAGCTGCGAAACGGCTCGCCGCCCCGGCAGCGAAATCCCGCTATCAGGCGGTTTCGGCGCGGACCGGCGTACCGTGGCCCTTCATAGCAGTCGCCCATGAACGCGAGGCGTCACAGAACTGGAATACCCAGCTTGGGCAGGGCGATCCGCTGAACCAGGTCTCGACCCATGTCCCCAGGGGACGGGGACCGTTCAAGACCTGGGAGGACGGCGCCTACGATGCCCTCGTGAATTGCGCGCCCTTCGCTGCGCGCAACAAGGATTGGTCGATCGGCGGCACGCTGGCGATGCTTGAGCAGTACAATGGCCTTGGCTACGCCAACAAGGGGCGTCCATCTCCCTACATTTGGGCCGGCACGAACCAGTACGTGTCGGGCAAATACGTTCGGGACGGCGTATACGACCCGGCCACGGTAGATCAGCAGTTTGGCTGCGCCGGCCTTCTCATGACGATGATGCAGCTGGATCCGACCATCACGTTCACCGGCGCTCGAATCGCGCCGGCACCAAAGCCTCCGCCCGGCGCGGCTCCAAGACCGACGATCGCAACCCCAGCCAAAGGCTCCATCGGAGCCTTTTTTGTTGATCTCTTCAAATCCGTATTTGGAAGGAAATGACGATGCTCTGGCCAGTCCTGACCGTGCCCGGTGCGCTTTGCGCATACTTCATCTTCCTGCGGCCAGTCCTGCATGCGCTCCCGGCGCTGAAGTCCTTCTACGAAGAGGCGGACACCTTCTGGGGCAAGGTTTGGGCCCTGATGGGACGGTCTGTGACGGTCCTCTGGGGGCTCTTCTTGACGGGCGCCGGCACAGCGTTCTCATGGCTCGATCCGATCGCGGCCATCTTTGGCGACCCCGACTTCAAGGCTCAGGTCATGGAGGTGCTGAAGGACCATCCTCAGTATCTTGCCTACCTCATGATGGGGGTCTCCGCTATCACCATCGCTGCGCGGCTTAGGTCGATCGGGAAGGCCTGACGATGTGGCAAGCCATAGTCGGATTCATCGGCGGCCCCGTCATCAAGGGACTACTGGATGCCTACAATGCACATCTGCAGGCAACCACGAGCGATAAGCAGATTGCTGCCGACCTAGCCGGGAAAGAGATCGCGGCACAGGCCGCGGAAGCGCAAACGCAAACCCAGCTCAAAATCGCCCAGGTCGGCCATCCATGGGAGCCCGAGAAATTGGCGTTCTACATCACGCTCGTTTTTTACGCGAAATGCATCATCTGGGACAAGGTTCTGGGGCTCGGCACGACACCGCAGCTCGCGGGTGACGTAAGCACCTGGGCCGGCATGATCATGGGGTTCTATTTCGGCAAGCGAACCTTTGAGAATGTGGCTCGGATTATCAAGCGGTGACTCCAATGAATGAAGCGGACGTTAAGGCGATCGTGATGGAAACACTGATTGAACAGGAGCGAGTCCGCCGAAGTGACATCGACGCGGTCGTCGTCAAGACGATTGCAACCATCTTGACCTCATTCGGCATAGAGGAAGGTGATCGGAAAGAGCTGCGTGCGGATTTCCAACACCTGCGGCGATGGCGGAGAAGTGTGGAGCAGGCGCAAAGTTACACATTCAAGGCGGTCATTACCGTGATTGCTACAGGCTTTATCGGAGCCGTATGGCTGGGCATCAAGGCTACGCTTGGGAAGTGA